TTACTCTGCGACGCCCGGTTCGACTGGCATCGGCCAGAACATCATCGAAGGCGGCGGCACCGGCAGCGACAACACCTCGGTGTACCTCGTTATTTGGGGCGACAACACCGTTTACTGCCCGTTCCCGAAGGGTTCGACCGCTGGCCTCATGCACGAGGATCTCGGTGAACAGACCGTGTATGACGGCAATAACCGTCTTCAGGCGTATGCGACCCGTTACCAGTGGAAGAACGGTCTTGTCGTGAAGGACTGGCGCTACGTCGTTCGCATCGCGAACATCGACGCGAGCGACATGTCCAACGCGAGCGGAACGCAGGCTTCCAGCGCGGCCACGCAGCTCATCAAGCTGATGACTCGTTCTCTGTACCGAATCCCGAACATGGCGATGGGCCGTGCAGCTTTCTACATGAACCGCACCGTCCACGGCGGTCTGTCCATCCAGGCGATGGATCGCGCCCAGAACGTGCTGTCCGTGCAGCAGGGTCTGTCGCAGTTCGGTACCCCCTATTCGTGGTTGTCGTTCCTCGGCGTTCCGTGCCGCCGTGTCGATGCCCTCATTAACGCAGAAGCCCGCCTTACCTAATAGGTAAAGCAGAAAGGACACACAATGATTCTTGACAACAATCTTCGTCTCGGTAGCACCGGAGCGATCACTACCGCTGGCACGTACGTCAACGCGGATGTCGTTGACCTTCAGAGCAACACCGCCTACACCGCCACGGTAAGCGGCTCGCTCTACACGGTCGGCCAGGGCACCCAGAACCGAGACATCGGCGCTGGCAGTGACCTGTACGTCGTGTTCACCGTCACGACCGCGCTTGCTGGCGGTACGAACGCAACGTTCCAGGTGGTTGCTTCTTCGTCCGCAACGCTTGCCTCCGGCAACATCGTTGTTGGCGAAATCGGCCCCATCGTGCTTGCTGACCTTACTCTCGGCCGTCAGGTTGCCGTGAAGATCAGCCCCCAGCAGATCGCGGCAACCAAGCTTCGTTACCTTGGTGCGCAGGTCGTGACTACTGGTACGCACTCTGCTGGCGTCGTCAGCGCAGACATCGTGATGGACATTCAGGACGGTCGTACGGTGTACGCGTCGGGCTTCACGGTCGCCTGATAGGAGGAACCCATGCCCAAGTATCGCGCAAAGGTCAAGTGCTTCGTGGACAATGGACTGCGGGAAGTTGGCGATGTGTTTGAGTACAACGGCCCACAGAACAGAAATCTTGAGCGCGTCGGGTCTGAACCCGAACCTGTTGAGCAGGATGATTCGGTACCGGCACTGCGCCGGCCCGGTCGGCCTCGCAAGACGGCGATTACTGAACGCATGGACTGACGGTTACTGAACTGGTGTACAAGGAGGGTGGTCGGGCAACCGGCCACCCTCCATCACTAGGAGGCAGGTATGGCATCAGAAGTCGAAATCTGCAATTTGGCACTCGCGCACCTTGGCGACGATGCAACGATCGCCAGCATTGATCCGCCGGAGGGATCGGCGCAGGCAGAGCATTGCGCGCGGTTCTATGCGATCGCTCGAGACAGCCTGCTGCAAATGCACAACTGGAACTTCGCGTCGCGCCGCGTGGCACTTGCCAGCGTTACGATGCCATACACGATGTGGCGTTACGCCTACGCATGCCCAGGCGACATGATGGTTGCGGTGTCTGTTCTCCCTCCCGAGGTCGAGAACGACTACACCATTCGACCGTACCCGGCCGACCGTTACGGCTGGGGCTGGATCAACACTCCGTTCGTTGGTGCCGGCGTGTACGTGCCGCAGGAATACTCGATTGAGACTGACACCAACGGCAACAAGGTCATCTACACGAATCAGGAAGGTGCGATCCTGCGCTATCAGGCGCTTGTGACCGATCCGACCAAGTTCGATCCGCTGTTCGTGATGGCGCTTTCGTGGCATCTTGCATCGATGCTGGCTGGTCCAGTCATCAAGGGCGACCAGGGCGCAGCTGAAGCGAAGCGTTGCACCCAGATGATGATGGGCTACATGCAGCAGGCTCGCATGTCGGATGCGAATCAGCGCAACGTCAAGCCAGAACACATCACGACTTGGATTAGCGGGCGCTGACATATGCCGCAGACCCGCACTTACAACCGATCCTTCGCAGGCGGCGAGGTGTCGCCCGAGATGTGGGGCCGGCTGGATGACATCAAGTTCCAGACCGGCGCTGCCACGATGCGGAACTTCATTGCAACGCCGCAGGGTCCGGCAGAGAACCGGGCCGGCACGGCGTTCGTGCGCGAGGTCAAGGACAGCACCAAGCGCACCCGCTTGATTCCGTTCACGTTCAGCACCACCCAGACGATGGTGCTGGAAATGGGTGCCGGCTATTTCCGATTTCATACGCAGGGTGCGACGCTCGGGCCAGGCACGCCTGCGGCCTATGTGCCAGGCACAACGGTCACGATCACGGCATCCCAGCAGGCAACGGTAACGATCACGATTGCCAGCCCTGGCGTTGTGACATGGACTGGACACACGCTGTCCAATGGCGATCGTGTCATCCTGTCAACGACGGGAGCACTTCCAACGGGTCTGTCTCCAGGAGTCGTGTACTACGTCGTGAACTCCGCCTTGAATACGTTCCGATTGTCGCTGACATCTGGCGGAACGGCTATCGACACAACCGGGTCGCAGTCAGGAACACACACGGCCAGCACGCCGACCGTCATCAACTGGTCTGGACATGGCCTTGCAAACGGAGCAGAAGTCGGATTCACAACGACTGGATCGTTGCCGACAGGCATGCTGCCTGACACCGTGTACTACGTCATTAACGCGGCGACGAACACGTTTGAAATCGCGACCGCAGCCGGCGGCATTCCAATCGTCACAAGCAGCGCAGGCAGTGGCGTCCACACTGGCGCGACGCCGTATGCAATTGGATCTCTGGTTTCGTCCGGAGGCGTCAACTATTACTGCATTGCCAAGGCGATCAACAAGACGCCGCCCAATGCGACGTATTGGTATCCACTTCCTGCCGGCATCTATGAGATCCCGACCCCGTATGCCGAGGCAGACCTGTTCGATATCCACTACGTGCAGTCGGCTGACGTGCTGACGCTGGTGCATCCGAACTACGCGCCGCGTGAGCTGCGCAGGCTTGGTGCCACGACGTGGACCCTGACCACGATCAATTTCGCGGCGTCTGTTACTGCGCCGACCGGCGTGACTGCGACACTCACCGGACTTGGATCAGGCATTGATTACTCATACGTGGTCACGGCTGTCGCCGACGATGACGTGAGCGAGAGCGTGCAGAGCAGTTCGGCGACGGTGTCGGTCGATTGGACAAACTCAACGCCTGGCTTCGTCACGGTGGCGTGGACTGCTGTCGCCGGCGCATCTCGATACAACGTCTACAAGTTGCAGGGCGGGTTGTACGGATTCATCGGCCAGACGGCTTCAACGTCAATCAACGATGACAACATCGCTCCCGACACTGGAATCACGCCGCCTGTGTATGACTCCGTGTTCAACAGCTCGAACAACTACCCTGGCGCGGTCAGTTACTTCGAGCAGAGGCGTCTGTTTGCTGGCACGAACAACGCGCCGCAAACGATCTGGATGACCAAGAGCGGCACCGAAAGCGACATGTCGTATTCGATCCCGACAGAGGACACGGATCGAATCAAGTTTCGCGTCGCCGCTCGAGAGGCAAACACGATCCGGCACTTGGTGCCGCTGACGCAGTTGCTGGCGTTGACGAGCGCGGCGGAATGGCGGATCAGCCCGGTCAATAGCGATGTCATCACGCCGACCACGATTTCGGTGCGACCGCAGTCCTATGTCGGTGCGAGCAACGTCCAACCGTCCATCGTGAACAACACCGTGGTCTATGGCTCGGCCCGTGACGGCCATGTGCGTGAACTTGGCTATTCGTGGCAGGCCAGCGGATTCGTGACCGGCGACCTGTCGCTGCGCGCAACGCACCTGTTTGATGGACTGTCCATCACGGACATGTGCTACAGCAAGGCTCCGCACCCATTGCTTTGGTTTATCTCGAGCAATGGCGACATGCTGGGCCTGACCTATATCCCGGAGCAGCAGGTGGCTGCCTGGCACAGGCACGACACGGACGGTGACTTTGAGTCTTGTACTGCTGTTGCCGAGGGCACCGAGGATGCGCTCTACGTCATCGTGAAGCGCACGATCGGAGGCAACACGAAACGGTACGTCGAGCGGTTCGCAACGCGGGCCGTGTCCACGCTTGAGAACTGTTTCCACGTCGATAGCGGCCTGACGTACAACGGCACGAACACGACGGCAACGACGGTCACGGTTACGGGCGGCACGGCCTGGACGCCGGCAGAGGTGCTGACGATCACGGCCAGCAGCGCGATCTTCCAGTTCCCGGCCACGACCGATGTCGGTGACGTGATCGTGCTTACTGGATCAGATGGCACGAAGTACAGGCTCACGATCCTGTCCACGACCAGCACGACGGTAGCGACCGCTCGGGTGGACAAGACGCTGGCGGTTGCCCTGCGAGGCGTGGCCACGGCGGTCTGGGCTTGGGCTCGCGACACGGTCAGCGGCCTATCGCACCTCGAGGGCAAGACCGTCAGCGTGCTTGGTGATGGCGCTGTCATGCCGCAGGTTGTGGTGACTGGTGGATCGGTCACGATCCAGCGTCCGTCCACAATCATCACGGTGGGCCTGCCATACGAGAGCGACTTGCAGACGTTGCCGTTGACATTGCAGATTGAGGCATTCGGTCAGGGCCGAGCCAAGAACATCAACGAGGCGTTCGTGCGCGTCTACAGGTCAAGCGGTCTGTTTGTGGGACCGAGCGAAAACAAGTTGGTTGAGGCCAAGTGGCGCACGACGGAACCATACGGATCGCCGCCATCGCTGAAGACTGACGAGGTTGGCGTGAAGCTGACGCCGACCTGGCAGCAAAATGGTCAAATCTATGTGCGGCAGGTTGATCCGCTGCCGCTGACGATTGTTGGACTCACCCTCGAGGTCGCTATCGGAGGCTGATATGGGATTCGTGACAACCACGCCGAATACGCCGGGCTTCAGTTTCCCAGGCATGGACAACACCATGCTGACGCAGGCGCAGAACTACCCGTACCTGACGAGCATGCAGAATCAGGCCATTGCTGCGAATGCGCCGGCTGCGGCAGCGCCATCGACCGCAGCGCAGTTCGCCGAGGCGTTCAGCGTGGCTGGCCCGATCATGGCGATTTTTGGATCTGCGACCAGCGCCATCGGCTCGTACTACTCGGCGCAGAGCCAGCAGAACCAGCTCAAGATGCAGGCGCAGAACCAGCGGTTCGCCGCCGAGATGGCCCGCATCAACCAGGGCATGGCCCGGTTCACGGCTGGCGAAATCAGCCGCGAAGGGCAGGAGCGGTTCGGCAGGTACGCCATGCAGGCCGGCCAGGCACGCGCCGGCGCGAAGGCGGCAATGGCTGCTCGAGGCATCTCGCTTGGCGAGGGCACGCCTACCGAGGTGCTGGGCAGCATGGATCTCATCAAGGAGATTGACCGCTTGAGCATGAACGCGCAGACGGTGCGCGCAGCCGAGGCTGCCAAGTTGCAGGCGTTCAACATCGGCGTCGGCGCAACGATGGCCGACATCTCGGCCCAGAACTTGCAGGCGACTGCCGGCACCATCTATCCAGGTCTGGCGCTTGGTACGAGCCTGCTTGGCAGCGCGGCGGACATTGGCGGCATGTGGGCTCGTAACCGCCGCATCGAGGAACTGTTGGCTGGCGTGAGCCAGCAGAGGACGTAATCCATGCCGACCGTACCTACAACGTTCGTACCGCAGGTCGCGCCGGGAGGCGCAGGCGACATCGGAATGGTGCAGGCACCGCAGGTGGCAGTCACCGAGAACCTTGCCGCCCAGCAGCAGGTGCAGTTTGGCCGTGCAATGACGCAGGCCGGCGATGTTTCATTCCGCATCGGCAGCGCGATTCAGGATGCGATTGACGAGTCGGAGGCCAGAGCTGCGGATACCGCGTTCATTCAGCAAGCCAACACGATCTTGCGCGGGCAGAACGGATACCTGCGCTCGTCTGGCAGGGATGCCGAGTCTCGGTATGCGGAGACTGTCGATTCGCTGACGCAGATGGGACAGGGCACGCTTGACGGACTGAGGAATGACACGCAGCGGGCGATGGTCCGCAACTCGATGTCTCGGAACATGGTGACGTTCCAGTCACAGATTCTGGATCACCGCGACAAGGAAGTGAAGACATTCACTGTCAACGAGTCGCGTGCCAGAGCCGAGCAGTATGGTCAGCTCGCGATTGAGGACTACAAGAATCGTGCGGTTCCGATGTCGGATTACGCGATCAACCTTGGCGTCGCCGAGAACGAGATCCGCACGGCCGGCAGGGCGCTTGGCTGGACGGATGATTCGGCCCAGATGCAGGCTGCGATCAAGCAGATGCGCACGCAGGTCACGGATGGCGTTGTCAATCGGTTGATGCTTGAGAGCGACTATGACGAGGCATACAAGTTTGTGAAGGCGGAACTGAAGGCCGGCAACCTCGAGGAGAAGGCCGCGCAGCCATTGCTGTCCAGCATCGACGCCAACCGCGACCGCTGGATGATCGACCAATACGCCACGACTATCCGTGGCTATGGCCGCGTTGGGATGCCTGACGATGAGGCCAACAACCCGCAGGAGGCCCCAGGATCGCTCCGGGACGCTTTGGACATCGCGGACGGGATCAAGGACCCGGAGATCCGCAAGGGCGTCCAGGCGGCTCTACGGACGCAATACGGGCAGGAGGAGGCCCTACAGCGTCAGGAATACAACCTGCTGATCGACCGTATGGAGCAATTCCTTGCCGCGCCTGGCAATACGGTGGCGAATGTCCCGCCGTCTGCTTGGGGCCGGCTCAAACCACAGGATCAGGCCAAGTTCCTCAAGGCCCAGCGACAGACGGATGAGCTGGATGTCATGGAGGAGATCGCACGCAATCCAGGCGTCCTGACTCGGGAATACCTCGAGGACAACCGTGGCAGGATGACCCGAGACACCTATATCAAGCTACTCGGCGACGTGAATGCGCCAGGCAAGGTGATCGCAGCCACGGTCGATGCCGACCAGTTGGAGGCCACGCTGTTTGCCAACAACATGACGAAGATGGCAGATCCGAAGTCGGATGATGATAAGCAGGCTTCGCTCATGTTCCGCAATTCGGTCAAGACAGCAATCGACGCCGAGCAGGAGCGACAGAAGCGGCCATTGTCACGCGAGGAGAAGCAGCGTGTCATCGACGCTCGTATTCTTCAATTCGGTGAGCAGGCATATGTCGAACGCAGTTGGTGGCGGGACAAGCAAATGAGCCTCGCTGCAATGACGCCAGAGCAGCGTCAATCCGCATACGTCATGGTCGGAGATGCGCAGGTAAAGTTGATGGACATGCCGCAGACATGGATTACTGGAACTGCACTGCCTGCTTTCCGCAAGGCAGGCGTCAGCAATCCGACGATGACTCAACTGGCTGAATACTGGATCAAGAAGGGCAGGCCGTCGCGATGATTCCGTTCACGCCAGACGAGCGCCGCGCAGAGTTCGCACCATCGCAGAACCAGGGCGGCCCGGTCGATCCGGATGTTTTGGCTGTCATCGGACAGCCTGTGTCGCAAGAGCCTGCGATGTCGCAGCCAACGATTCCAGAGCCCGTTGATCCGGACGTGCTTGACATCGTGAACCGCAATCAGGTTCCGTTGATGTCATCGCTGATGAGCGCGTCCCGTGTGAACCCTGACCAGGCTGCGGAGGCATCACGGCTCGGTGCGCGTATCGGTGTCGGGCAGGACGTTGCGCTTCGGAACATGGACGAGGTGCGTCAGCGCGCGTTTATGGCCGACATGCAGGCTCGTGACATTGCCCGCACGAACCCAGTGCTCGGTCAGTTCCTCATGGACAGGAACTTCGCGCAGCAGGCCAGCGACGATGTCGGCGTTCTGGACGGTCTGAAGAACGTGTTCATGGACGTAGGCCGCGTGGCTGGCGGCATGCCTGCCACGTATATACCTAGCGAGTTGGTGCGCGGTTACATGCGCGGCCGGCGCATTGTGGAGCGTGGTGAGATTGGTTTGGCTGCGCAGCTTAGCGGTATGGATGACAGTCAGTACGAGCGAGCGCGGCAGGTGCAGGAAGAATTGCAGGCGCTTGGCACGACTGGCCTTTTGGGAAAAACTGCGGAAGTCATTGCGCAACAGGTGTCTTCCGCACGGGAAATTGCTGCATCCACGCTGGTTGGTACTGCCGCAGGATCGTGGCTTGGTCCGATTGGCGCTGGCATCGGAGGAACGATTGGATTTGGCGCCGGCACTCTTGCAACAACTACGCGCATTGAATCAGGCAACTCGTATTTGGATATGCGCGAGGAAGGCATTCCAGAAGACGTTGCAGTGCCGGCAGCACTTGCTGTCGGTCTCATCAATGGTGCAATCGAAGTTGCTGGCGCGAAGATTGCGCTTGCGCCATTCAAGGGCATGTTGACCAAGGTTCTGCGCGAGCAGGTCGCCGAGGCCGTAAAGAAGCCCACGATGCGGGCTGCATTGGCGCAGGCGGGTAAGTCATATGTCTTGCAGGTCGGCACAGAAGCCGCAGAGGAAGGTCTACAGGAAACCGTTGGGATCGCTGGCGAGGAACTTGCAAAGGTTTCTAGCGGTATGGTCAGCGAGACCACGCTCGGGCAGGCCGTGGATCGCATCATCGACGCTACTGCGCAGGGCGCTATGGGAGCGGCCATCATTGGTGGCATCGGCCCGGGCGCGAACCTCGCCATCGACCTAAAGCGTGCCCAGCGGGCCGGAAGGCAGACAAAGTTCTTTGAGAGCCTGACGCAGAACGCGACCGAGAGCAAGGTGCGTGGCCGAGATGCCGGCGCATACGAGCGATTCGTGGCTGCGCAGGCGGCTGGCACCAACGCCGAGACCGTGTTCGTGGACGGAGCCACCATGCGCGTCGTCCTCGAGCAGGCCGCCGTGACCGACTCGCAGCTTGACGCCGTGGTGCCTGGACTGGCCCAGAAGGTGCGCGATGCTGCTGCGACAGGAAGCGATGTCACTATTCCGACAGCGCAATACGCGGCCAGGCTGGCCGGCACGGACTTGGGCAACGCCCTGCTGCCTCACATGCGGCTCGCTCCGGACGCGATCAGCGCGACCGAGGCGCAGGCCGTGGAGGCGGCACGTGCGGAGATTGTCGCCCAGGCCGAGAAGTTGATGGAGGAGAAGCAGACGGTCGATGCCGCGTTCGTGCAGTCGGCGCAGGCTGTCGAGGATTCGATCTTCAACGCGGTCAAGGCGGTCGGTTACTCCGACGTGCAGGCCCGCACCTACGCGAAGATCCATCAGGCGATGGCGGTAGTAGATGCCGCTGCGATGGGCATCACGCCGGAGGAATACAACAGGCGATTCCCGCCAGCATTCGTAGCAGAAGGAATGCCGGTTCAGGCGATGGAGCAGGCCGCTCGAATCGACACGGACTACACGGCGGCCGTCGAGCGCGGCGACATGGCGACCGCGCAGCGCATGGTGGACGAGGCTGCTGAAGCGGCTGGGTATACCAGTCCAATTGTTCATCATGGCAGTATTGCCAAGGGTATCACTCAATTTGATGTTGATAAATCAGTTGAAGTTGAAGGCGGAATTTTCTTTACAACCAACGAAGATGTAGCGGCGCAATACACGTTTGAACGAGCATATGGGGACATTATTAGCGATGAGCCACTGGGTGATGTAACTACGGCAAAGTTGCGGATGGCAAAGCCATATGAATATCAGGCAAAAGGCAAAGTCGTTGATGCAATTGAAATGCAACGCGCTGTCAATTTTGCGAAGTCAAACGGATATGACGGAGTAATCATTAGAGATATTGATGATTCAATTGGAATGACTGGTGATATGGGTGATGTGTATGTCGTGTTCAATGGAAACCAAATCAAGTCTGCCGATCCCGTCACCCGCGACGAGGCTGGCAACGTCGTGCCGCTGTCGCGCCGCTTCGACATCGCCAGCCCACGGATCTTTGAGCAGGCGGCACTTCCATTCGCGCAGGCTCCAGTCAGCCCAGGCTTCTATTCCGCGCTTGCCAAGGCGGTCGATGCGGTCGATGCCAAGAGCATGGCTGCATCAGGGTGGAAAGAGCGCATCAAGGGCCTCGTCAACAAGGGCGAGGTCAAGCAGGATGAGGTTGACTGGAGCGGCCTGACGGACTGGCTTGACATGCAGGAGGGCAAGGTCACGAAGGAGGACGTGGCCGAGTTCTTGAAGAACAACGGCGTGCGCGTGGAGCGCGTGCAGCTTGGCGAAATGGCCGAGGGCCAAATGGGCATTGATGACCGTGCGCTAGAAATGTTTGGAGCGCGATATGACAACTTGACAAATGAGCAGATGGCGGAGGTTCGCGCTGCGCAAGAAGCCGCCGATACTCCAAGCGGCGAAACAAAGTTCGGCGAATACACGCTCCCAGGCGGAACGAACTACCGCGAGGTGATGATTACGCTGCCAGTAGTTGATCGGCGCGAGCTGCCATCCGGGTACAAGATTGTCAAAAACCAAGGCATTTGGAAACTCCTTACGCCAGACAATTACTTTACCACCATTGGCGGATCGGACTTTGAACGTGTCAAGCAGCAAGCTATTGAAGCACTTGTTCCGCGTGTTGAATATCGCAGTCCGCATTGGAAACAGCCGAACGTCATCGTCCACTTCCGCCTGAATGACCGCGTCGATGCGGACGGCAAGCGCGTGTTGTTCGTGGAGGAGATTCAGAGCGATTGGGGACAGGCTGGGCGAGATGTCGGGTTCGTGCCAACGGCGGTGCGCCGGCAGGCAATCATTGATGAGATGACTGCCGCGCAAGCCGCATTCAAAGCAGCGATTCCCGGGAGCGATGCCCAGGCTGATGCTGCTGAACGAGCTGCCCGTGCCGAAGAAGCGTACAACAAGGAAATCAATGCAGCTTCCATTCCTCGCGCACCGTTCGTTGAAACCACGGACGGCTGGCTGAATCTTGCCATCAAGAACATCCTGCTTGAGGCCACGCAGGGCAATTACGACCGCGTGGCGTTCGTCAATGGCAAGCAAAGCGCGGACAGATACTCGCTTGAAAAGACGGTTTCGTTGATCGAAGTTGTTCCACGAATCAGTGCGGTAACTGGTGAACGCACACGATCTGTAACTCTGCACCTCAAGGAAGGTGGCCGCCCAAGTTTTGGAATTGATGCAAATGGAATCATCGACAACGTTGACGAGAAGACTTACACCAACTTGAAGGGCAAGCCGCTGGCAGATGTTGTCGGCAAGGAAATGGCCGAAAAGATCATGGCCGTTGGAAAGGGAGATAGGGCCTCATTTGAGGGCGATGATCTGAAGGTCGGCGGAAAGGGCATGATCGAGTTCTACGACAAGATCGTGCCTGCGGCAGTCAACAAGATGCTCAAGAAGTACGGCGGCGGGAAACTTGAGACTGCCAACATTCGATTGGCAACAATGGCAACACGTGATGAATTGACGCAAAGCGTATATGGGAGAAACGAAACATACGAAACGCTTCCAGAAAATGCCAAGAAGTCAATTGACGAAGTAATGCGCCGTGGAGGAAGTTCTCAACCTGCATTCTCCGTCACGCCAGAGATGGTCAAGAAGCTGGAGTCTGGTCTGCCGCTGTTTCAGGCTATGCCAGCCGGAGGCCCAGCCCGAGGCGGACACGATCCGCGCACGCTGACAACTGTCATCAACAAGGGTGGCGATATCACCACCCTGTTCCATGAACTCATCCACTACAAAGTGGAAGTTTATCTTCGCATTGCTAGTGCGCCCGACGCGCCGGCGAGGATCAAGGCTGACCTGGACGAACTGTTTAAGTTCATGGGCGTTGCTGGCGCGTCCTTCGAGGAGCGGCTGTCAACGTACAACGGCCTGACCTTCGAGCAGCGCAGGCCGCTCGAGGAGCAGATCACCTACAACTTCGAGGACTACCTGCTCGAGGGCAAGGCTCCCAGCGTCGAGATGCGCGGCGTGTTCGACCGGATCGCGGCATGGATGCGCCGTGTCTACAAGTCGCTGCGCGATGACCTGAACGCGATCTACAAGCGCGAGTTCGGCACGGACCTGCCGATCCTCACGCCGGAGATCCGGGCCGTGTTCGACCGGATGCTGGCGAGCGAGGAGCAGATCAAGCGTGCCGAAGCGGTGAACAACATGAAGGGTCTGTTCCAGACCCAGGCCGAGTCTGGCATGGATGACGCTACGTGGGCTGCGTATCAGGCCATGCAGAAGGAGGCCACGGACGAAGCCATCGCGGCTCTGACCGCTGACACGATGAAGCAGGTCGAGTGGATGTCGAACGCCCGCAGCAAGAAGCTGAAGGAGTTGCAGAAGGCACACGACACCCAGCGGAAGGAAGTCCGCGACCAGGTCATGGCCGAGGTTCGGCAGGAGCCGATCTACCGGGCGATGGAATACCTGAAGCGTGGCACGCTGATCGGCCCGGACGGCAGCGAGGCCACGGTCGAGGGCGTCCACAAGATCAGCACGGCGCTGGCCCGCGAGTTCGTGCCGGGCCTGGACATGGCGAAGATGGGCCGTGGCAAGTACGGCTATCTGGCCGAGGACGGGCTACACCCGGACATCGTGGCCGAGATGTTTGGCTTCCCAGCCGGCTCGGCCCTGCTACAGGCGCTTGCTGACGCCAAGCCCATGCGCGAGGTGGTGGACGCCAGGACAGACGAAATCATGGTCCGGGACTACTCCGAGATGGGTGATCCGAAGGCGCAGGAGGCTGCGGTCAACAGGGCCATCCATAACGAAGCCAGAGCCCGTCTGGTGGCCGTGGAGGCCCGCTGGCTGTCCAAGGCCACCCAGCCCGTCCGGGTCATTCAGGAGGCCGCTAGGCAGGCTGCCGTGGACGCTGTCGGGAACACGGTTATCCGCGACCTGCGACCTAACCAGTACGCGGCGGCGGAGGCTAGGGCGTCACGGGATGCCATTGAGGCGGCCCGAGGAGCCGATACCAAGCGCCTGCGGGATCGGTACGGTGCAGACGCCACCCGCGAGCAGATCATGCTCCAGGCCAAGCGACAGCAGCTCTACCAGAACGCGCTGGCGACCGAGGCGCAGAAGGCCGACGACGCGATTCAGAAGGGACTGAAATACCTCCGTCGGGTTCTGCGTGATAGCAACCGCCAGCGGATGGGTGCGGACTATGCCGACCAGATCGCCGGCATTCTGGAAAGGTTTGAACTGGCACCGATCAGCCGGGCGGAAGCTGCCCGCCGGGCCGACTTGGCCGCGTGGGTGGAAGCCAAGCGGGCCGAAGGACTCGAGCCAGACATTGATCCTGAAGTGCTGGCTGAATCGAACCGCAGGCCGTGGCGCAACCTGACTGTCACGGAATTCAACGCGGTCATGGATGCCGTGAAGCAGATTGAGTTCATGGGCAAGAACGAGCGGAAGATCAAGTTGGCGGCAGAGAAAGCCGACTTCGAGAAGGTGCGCGACGAGATTGTGAAGAGCGTGATCGCCAATGCCGGCGACCGCAAGGCGAATGCACGCACCGCGACCACGAACATCGGTCGAACCATCACCACGCTCACGGGCTTCTTCGGCGCACACCTGAAGGCGGCATCCATCGCCCGGATCCTAGACGGAGCCCAGGATGGCGGCCCGGTGTGGAACTACCTGATTCGTTCGGCAAACGATGCCGGCGACAAGGAAACGACCATGCGGGCGCAGGCGACAGAGCGCCTGACAGCGATGTTTGCGCCGATCTTCAAGCTTGGCAAGATGGGAGGCAAGGGCCAATATTTCCCGACCGTGGACCGCAGTTTCAACCGCGAGGCCAGGCTTGTCATTGCCCTGAACATGGGCAACGACGGCAACATTCAGCGGCTTCTCAATGGCGAGAGTTGGTCGATTGAGCAGATCACGCCGATTCTCCAGTCGTTGACGGAGGATGAATGGAACCTCGTTCAGCAAGTTTGGGACTACTTCGAGACATACCGACCGGAGATCGCTGCGAAGGAGCGCGAGTTGTACGGAAAGGAGCCGAACTGGGTTGAGCCGAAGCCATTGATCGTGCAGACGGCGGATGGCAAGACGGTCACGCTGCGAGGTGGCTATTACCCGATCAAGTACGACCCTCGAGCATCCATGCGTTCGGAAACGATGTCCGACGCAGAGGTTGCCAAGCGAGACTTGGCTGGTGCATTCACCAGCGCGACCACGCGCCGCAGTTACACAAAGGCTCGCGTTGAGGAGTTGAAAGATAAACGACCACTGCTATACACGTTGGCTGGCATGTACGGCGGCGTCAATGAGGTCATCCATGACCTGTCGTGGCACCGCTGGCTGATTCAAGCCAATCGGCTCATGCGGTCGCAGGCATTCGACGAGGCCGTGCGCGAGCGATACGGCCCGGAGTTCATCGGCCAGTTGAAGACGTGGATCAAGGATGTTGCTGCCGGCGAGCGTGGCGTGCAGAACGAAGCCGAGATGGCCCTGAACTTCCTGCGGCAGGGCATCAGTTCCGCCGGCCTCGGCTTCAACGTGGTCAGCGCGGCATTGCAGATCACAGGCTTCAACCAGTCCATCGTCAGGGTTGGCGTGAAGTGGATCGGTCGTGGCATCGCCGCCGTCGCACAGTCGCCGTTGCTGTCTATGAAGATGGTCAACGAGAAGTCTGATTTCATGGCGAATCGTTCTCGCACGCAGTTCCGCGAGTTGAACGAACTGCGGAACATGGTGCAGGGCGACAGCGTTGCCATGCGCCGCATCAAGATGGGCACCTATTTCCTGATGATGCGGATGCAGCGGATGGTCGATGTCCCGACTTGGATCGGTGCCTACGAGAAGGCACTGTACGAGGGCCGCGACGAGGACACTTCCATCGCGCTGGCTGACCAGGCCGTGATCGATTCGCAGGGCGGCGGCATGCTGAAGGACTTGAGCCGTGTTGAACGCGGCGGTGCCGGCCTGAAGTTGTTCACCGTGTTCTATGGCTACATGAACACGGTCTACAACATGGCTGCGGTTCAGACCATGACTGCCAAGAACAAGGGCAAGCTGGCTGCCGACTATGCGATGCTGTTCGTGGTTCCTGTCGTGCTGGGCCAATTGATCCGCAA